ATATTATAGTGATAATGCTTAATATACACTTAGGCACAAACAAACATAGGCACAATAAAGGAGGCTTACATTATGGCATCATTGGCTGAAATAAGAGCGAAGTTAAAATCTCAAGAAGTGAATCGCTCCACTTCATCATCAGGCGGAGACAACGCCATCTACCCACACTGGAATATATCGGAAGGTTCCGAAGCAGTAGTTAGGTTCTTACCAGACAAGGACGAGACCAACACATTCTTCTGGACTGAAAGGAACATGATCAAGTTACCATTCGCAGGTATCAAAGGTCAGACCGATTCAAGACCAGTGACAGTGCAAGTACCGTGCATGGAAATGTATGGGAAGACTTGTCCAGTACTCACAGAAGTGAGACCGTGGTTCAAAGACAAGAGCATGGAAGACATGGGCAGAAAATACTGGAAGAAGAAAAGTTACATTTTCCAGGGATTTGTCACAACGAATCCGTTAGCAGAAGACACAACACCTGAGAATCCGATCAGAAGATTCATTATCGGTCCTCAGATCTTCAACATCATCAGAAGTGCATTGATGGATCCAGAGATGGAAGAAATGCCAACTGATTACTTGAAAGGTGTGGACTTCAGAATCACCAAAACAACTAAAGGTGGTTATGCTGACTACTCAACGTCAAAATGGTCGAGAAGGGAAAGACCGTTGGACGAGGCAGAGAGAGCCGCGATCGACACACACGGCTTATTCAACTTAGGTGACTTCAGACCAAAAGAACCAACCGAAGCAGAGGTGAAAATAATCAAAGAATTATTTGAGAAATCTGTTGAAGGTGAGGCTTATGATCTTGAACAGTACGGACAGTACTTCAGACCAGCGGGCGTGGCCTACAATGCACCGCAAACACCAAAGGCGGAAGCACCAGCGGCTACAACAGCACCAGCGTCTGAGCCTGCACCAGCACCAGTGACTGAATCTGCACCAGCACCACAACCAGAGGCGGCCCCGGCGGCATCCACAGGAGACAGTGCCAAGAGAGCAGAGGACATACTGAAACTGATCAGATCAAGACAAGCAAAATAATCTGACATTTACCAAGGCCCAGATATTGACTATTTGGGCCTTGTGTAGTAACATAAAATATGAAAAAGAAAATACAAAAGGCTGTTGAATGGATATTGTACAAACAAATACCAGCATGGATGTTGATTGTGGCAATAATCATTTGGATAGTATTATAGGAAAATTATGACTAAAGTTTTTGACGCTACAAAGTTTAGGAAGAGCATTACGAAATCAATACAAGGGTTGGGTATAGGATTCAATGATCCAACAGATTGGATATCAACTGGCAACTACGCACTGAACTACCTGATATCAGGTGATTTCAACAAAGGTGTCCCATTGGGGAAAGTATCTGTACTTGCAGGAGAATCAGGAGCAGGTAAATCATATATAGCATCAGGAAACATTATCAAGAATGCACAGGAACAGGGTATATTTGTGATATTGATTGATTCTGAAAACGCATTAGACGAGCAATGGTTACAGGCATTAAATGTGGACACATCAGAAGATAAACTTTTAAAATTAAGTTTGTCAATGATCGACGACGTTGCAAAGACAGTTTCAGAATTTATGAAATCATACAAGGATGAACATGCAGACAACAAAGAAGGTGCACCAAAGGTTCTATTCGTGATAGACAGTTTGGGCATGTTGCTGACACCAACAGATGTAGATCAATTCGAGAAAGGTGAGATGAAAGGTGATTTGGGTAGAAAGCCTAAGGCATTGACGGCACTTGTGAGGAACTGTGTTAATATGTTTGGTAGTTGGAACGTGGGACTTATAGCAACCAATCACACATATGCATCACAGGACATGTTCGATCCTGATGATAAGATATCGGGTGGACAAGGTTTCATCTATGCAAGTTCAATTGTTATTGCAATGAAGAAATTAAAACTTAAAGAAGACGAAAAAGGAAATAAAATATCTGACGTGAGGGGTATTAGAGCGGCATGTAAAGTCATGAAGACAAGATATGCAAAACCTTTTGAAAGCGTTCAGGTTAAAATTCCATACGACACAGGCATGGATCCTTACAGTGGTCTTGTTGACTTATTCGAGAAAAAGGGTGTGCTTACACAACAGGGCAACAGGTTGAAGTATGTTGACTCTAAGGGCAAAGAACACCTAGACTTCAGAAAAGCATGGACAGGTGATAAATTAGATATGCTTATGATGGATTGGAAAGAATCTGTTGTAGAAAAAGACAACCCTAAGGAAGAGACAGAGGACGAAGCATAATGATTGATTTCACACACGAAGACATCGAACGTCTTTGGAGTTCTGTATCACACTACGTACCGGAAAGATCAAGGCTGGATGCCGCAATCGATTTCATTAAGAGCCTAGAAGACATTGGCATAGAATCTGATGAGATTAAAGCGTCAGGAGAATTTGATCCTAAACTGGAAGAAGCAATCAATACCGTGTTTGAGGACGAGGACGAAGAGGACGAACCGTACGATGACAGGTATACAGATGATTAATTGGTACAACGAAGTAAGTAGAAGCCTAGACAAAATCCCCGACTGTGTTGCACACTTTGACAAAGAACTTCTTGAAGCCAAGAAGCAGTGCAAGATATATGGCAATCTAGAAAAAGCATCTGCGGCACTGCCAGGCATAGTTGAGGAACGTTTCGGACAACTGCAACAACTTGAAGCAATACTGGAATACCTAAACATAGAATTAAGGAGACTGAGGGCCAAAACCTTCAAAAAATTCTTAGAAAATTACAACAGGGCACTTTCAAGTCGTGACGCTGAGAAGTACGTGGACGGTGAAGACGACGTTGTGGACCTAACAAAGATAGTCAACGACTTCGCACTACTGCGTAATCAATGGCTGGGCATCACCAAAGGTTTAGATCAAAAGCAGTGGCAGATCACAAACATTGTGAAACTGCGAGTAGCGGGAATGGAAGATGCCGACATCAAATAGAATCATACTAACAGACGTGGACGGTGTGTTATTGGAATGGGAACACCATTTCACCAAATGGATGTTGCAACGCACACTATTCGATGAACGTGGTGCGAGATATCACCCATATAGATTGTTACCCAACAAAGAGAACACATACGAGATGGCAGAAAGGTTTGGCATAACCAAAGACCAAGTTCGTAAAGAGATCAGAGAGTTTAACAGGAGCGCCTGGATGGGCACACAGAGACCAATGTTAGAATCACAAACCTGGGTAAAATTGCTCGCCGCAGAGGGATGGACGTTCATACCAATCACATCACAAACATCAGACATACCAGCACAAGAGTTACGTAAACGAAGATTGGGAGAATTGTTTGGTGACCATGTGTTTGTGAATTACCACATACTAGGCACAGGTGCTGACAAAGACAGTGCATTAGCGGAGTTTCACGGAACCGGACTGTATTGGATAGAGGACAAGCCAAAGAACGCTGTAGCCGGGCTCAAATACGGTTTAAAGCCTATATTAATCAACCACCAATATAATCAAGACTTCGAACACCCTGAGATTACCAAAGTAAATAATTGGCAAGACATACACAAATTATTATCAGGAAGAAAATGAAAATCTACGTGGGACATGACAGCAGAGAAGACATTGCATATCAAGTCTGTGAACACAGTATCAAGAGAAGAGATCCTTCCGCGGAAGTAATACCCCTTAAACAGAAACAGATGAGAGACCAAGGACTATACACTCGTCCTGTTGACAAACTTGCATCTACTGAATTCACTTTTACAAGATTTTTTGTGCCTTACATGAATGATTTCAAGGGTTGGGCAGTGTTCTGTGATTGCGACTTCCTTTGGAAAATACCATCACACGAACTAGTAAAACATTGTGATTCAAGCAAGGCAGTTGTGGTTGTCCAACACGACTACACTCCAAAGGAGACTACAAAAATGGATGGTCAGGTGCAGACAGTGTATCCTAGAAAGAACTGGAGTAGCATGGTGCTTTGGAACTGTGAGCACCCAAAGAACAAGATACTGACACCAGAATTACTCAACTCCGAATCACCAAAGTTCCTGCACAGATTCAGTTGGCTAGAAGACAACGAGATCGGATCTTTGCCTTTAGCATATAATTGGTTAGTGGGTTGGTACAAAGAACCAAAAGACGGAACGCCAAAGATATTACATTACACCGAAGGTGGCCCATGGTTCGATGGCTATCGTGACTGCGAATATGCAGATGACTGGAAGAAAGAACTAATAAATTTATTCAGTGCGTAATGAATTGGGACAAACTTCAGCACACACAAATATACAAAGACCCAGTACCTCACATTCATGCCATTAGCCTGATAGACACCTTAGAGTACGACAGGTTATACGAGAACCAAAACAACCTAAATCATAAACTATGGCAGGATTTCGACGCCAAATACAAGACAGGTTTTGAATTCAAGGAAGACATCACACTAATTGATAAAAGCAGAGAAGTGATAGCCATATGGTGTTTCGCAGAGCGTTCAGATAGATCGAAACCACCAAACATTAATTTGGCTGGCAAAAAAATTGCATACTATCCAAATGCGGTCATAGTGACCGAATCGAAAGACATCAAGATTGAAGAAAACAACAACAAATATATAAGGCGTCCTTTCGTGCAACTGGATCTCACAAAAGATAAATTCCGGAAGCTCTGTAAACTTGATTAAAAAGAATCAATAAAAGTTTTTAATGCCGTGACATCTTGTTTTAGGTGTCTTTCCCTAACTTTTTCCCATACGTAATCGTCACGCTTTGCTATATTGAGATTTGCTCTTATCTGTTTTCCTGCATTGTCGTCCATGATCTTTTTTGCCTTGAACTCAACCGTTGGAAGGTACAAACATCTATTCAATTTACGAGCAACTTTCTGGGTGTATGAATCCACATGCCAGTGCCAAAAGAACACGGGTGCCAGGTAACCTAAAGTATTGGTCCAATTTTTGTGTACTGCGAAATGAGCCGCCGGAAGAGGTTTATCGGGCCATAAACGTTTCTCATGTCCTAGCATCTTCGTGCCTTTGCGTCTTCCGTCATTAGGAACAACCATTAATATCTTATCCTTGTATCCGTCAAACTCGTCAACAATTTTCTGATCCCAGTGTTTGGTGATGACCTGTACATCGTCTCCCATAAGCATCACAATTTCATGTTTTGCCTGATCACACATGAGATTCCAACTGAAGCAAGTTGATTGATTTGGTCCTATTGTATAATGTTTCTCATCTATAAGATCTTTATACTGTTCTAATTTTGGATCATCGTCGTTGAGATAAAACAAAAATTCTGTATCGTGCTGTTGGGTCTCTGTGGCTGTCTTGATTAACCTTTGTGCAAGTTCTGGCCTACCCCTAGACGGGACACAAAAACTAATCATATCAATTTGTTCTTCCAGGTTTCTGGTGTGATGTCGTTGACTATCTCTAAAGGCAGATGATACTGAAATTTCTTTGTGCCTCTTGTTCTTATGTATTCGGCAGTTTTTTTAACTGCTTGTCGCATGTTTGTGGAAGTTTTGTATCCTAGTAATTTCCTTGCCTTGTCCGAGGAGCAGGTTGCAAGTTTGACTTCTTTGGGTCTATCCTTGTGATGTATTGGATCTAAGTTCACTCCTGTCTCATTCGCACACGCCTCCGCTAGTTCATTGATGGTCACAGGCTCTTCATCTGGTCCTATGTTTACAACTTCGCCGACCACGTCGTCTTGGAAGGCTAGAGCATTCAAACAATATAAGCAATCATCTATGTAACTGAAACATCTTTTCTGTTCGCCATCACCATATATGATAGGTTGCTTTCCTTGTAACATCCTGTTCAGCATGATTGACATAACGTTCCTGAATGGATCGTCATACTTCTGCCTAGGGCCAACTATATTGTGTGGAACAGCGATAACATATTCAACACCATGCGTTTCACATAAATTTTTCAGCACGTCCTCTCCGGCTTTTTTTGCAATACCGTAGGGATCTTGGGGTCGACATTCATAGGTTTCTTTGTATGGTACCTCGTCATGATGTCCATATCTTGCCATGCTGGAACAATATACTATGCGTTTGACTTTATTCCTGATTGCCGCAGTGATGGTTGTCACGGATGCTTCAAAGATATTTCTTGTGACCAATACTGGAGAAAAGACAGAGAGTCCCTCGTATGCCGTTGCGGCAGTGTGGTACACTATGTCACAACCTTCCATTGCCTTTGTGAGATTTTCCAGATCACAGCAATCAACTTGATGGAATTCAACATCTTGGGGTACGTTGTCCGTGTAGCCGCCTATCATGTTGTCGTTACCTGCCACTGTGTGTCCTTGGGATATCATCAAATCCGCCAGGTGTGACCCCAGGAAGCCTGCGACGCCTGTTATAAAAATTTTCATTTGGAGTATTTAATTTGTATTATGGACGGTAAAAAACTTTGTCAGGCCAATGATCCATCAGCACTTTAAAACCTAAAGTATCTAAATGTTTTTCAACATTATTGTTGCTACTGCCATATTTTTTAGTGTTATTGTTCAATTCGATCATTATGTACCTTACATTTTCTAACAAGGTCTTAGCGCCTTTTAAAACTTCCATTTCATACCCTTCAACATCAATCTTGATCATCTCAACATCTTTGTATTGCATGGAATCTAATGTAATCATCCGGATGTTGCCTTTTTTGTCAACACGTTTTGCCTGAGTAAAGTTATCTTCCGTGAGCGAGATCAATCCCTCTTCAGCACCAACTGCCTCCATTCTTGGATCACAGTTTATTGTGCAGTTTCTCTGTAAGCATTCAAAATGAACTTTGTCCGGTTCAAATGCAATAACTTTTTTAGCATATGGTTCAATTGCTTTGGCCCATGTGCCACACCACGCACCAACATCTATGACTGTTTTCATTTTCATTGTTTGTGATTCACAATATTTCAAAAATTTATTCAAACATTTATTTTGTGTGAAAGGCTTGCCTGCCTTCCAGTCTTCTATGTGTATGTCTTTACTAGGAACCCAAAATCCATTTACTTTTTCTATTTTCACAACAATCCTTTGTCCATCAGTATTTCAATGGCCTTGCCATTAGATATTTCCTCGGGCGTGAACTGTTGGTATGCTAGGCTATACAACCATGGTTCCGGGCCACCGTAATAAGGGTTTTCAATGTCCGAGAGTTCCACGTTGCCGACGTCCACAGCAAAACTTTTGTCATCACAGAACACAGGTATGCCTTCACAAATGGCCTCCACTGCCGCGATGCTACAACTAGTGACAACACACCACGCTTCCTTTAGGTCCTCGGATAGGGGTACCTTGGCCTCACTTGGTCCTGACGTACCCCTGCCCCTAGGCTTGTGTCGAAGTCTGATTGGTCTGTCCGTGTATCTCTTGATCTGTTCGATCGTTTCATTCGTCCAGTTTGGTCTGTCCAAGTATCCGTGTATGCCTGTGGAACTAGGACAGACTAAAACATGTTTTCCGGCAAAGTTTGGCGCCTTTATCTTGATACCAAACTTCTCGAATCTATCTGCTTTGCAGTCTTTCAAGTAAGAAACATGAATTCTATTCTTACAAATACGCCAGTAATGATTGTCGGGTCTAAGATTGTTGTTGTCGAACCTGCCGAAGTACGGAGTGTCGGTGAACCAGAAGTTGTGCATTCTTGCCTCAAGTTTTTTGACCATCTCAAGGTTGTTGTTCACAAATCCCCAGAACATGGAATTAGGCAAAGGTTCTTTCTCCTTACTATTGTCCTTGAACTGCACCGCTTCTGGCCACGATGCTTTCACTCCGTTGAACACTTCCCAAGCCTTGCTTGTTGTGTTAGATGGTGAGTAGATTGTTAGCATTGATGAATTTGTGTAATTGTTTCGCCCACTCTAAGTGTCCTTGTTCGTTTGGATGTGGATCATTGGGTTTGCATTGTTGATTGTTTTCAACAGTATAATCTAAATGACTTGTTTCTGGTTTGAAAAATCTGTTTTTAT